GACACCAACCGTACCCTACACTCCCCTCCCAGCACAACTCGACCTGCCGACAGGCGTCTCTCACGTCTCCGCTGGCGAGCCAACTCACTGCAGGCCGAGCACTACCACCGAGCCGTCGCCCCTCGTCTGCAGAGCGACAGACAGCCGCGCTCCCATCCACGCCCAGTATCGCCACTCGGTCGACCGGCCATCCGCCGAGGAACGAGCCTCGCTCCCAGTGAGCTGAAGCACTTCCGCCCCACCCGACCCGAGCCCCCGCTTGACAGCAGCGACCACAGTCAGCTCGGGAACCTCACGGTCGCCCTCGTTCCCGCTGAACCGACGCGCCACGATGAGCGGATGATCCACTAGGTTGAGCGACAGCCACTCGTTGCCTTCCCTCAACTGGATAGATCCAGTAACCTCAGCCCAGGTACCATCGATGATCCTGAACGTCCCGGCCACACGTACCCGACACACGGGCACCACCCCATCCGGGCGATTGACGACGGGCATCTGACGAGTATCAGCCATGATGAGCCTCTCTCACCAGACTCAGATGTGCCAGTAGTGGTTGGGACTGAACGAGTAGTAGATCGCGGGGATCCACAGAACGACCACTCCCAGCAGCAGGTGCAGAGTCAGACTGTGTCCCTTCTGCGACCTGGTGTACATTGCTCCGTCTCGAGCCTGACGACCCATGATGTTCTCCTTCTATGTTGGTGGACTCGCCACTTGACGTGGCAGGAACAAGGCTACCCTGTTCCGACAGGAAGCACAACCCTCAGATCGGGGTGACTTCCCAAGGAGTGAGAGACGAGATCTGATCCGGCTCCACTTCCATGTACAGGTCCGACTCGCCATCAGTGAAGCAACCCCACGTCTCATTCCACCGGAACTTCCTTCCGTCCGGAATGGTGAGGGACTGGGGGATCACATCCCCGAGCTTCTCCGACCAGTACGACCCAGACAACTTCAGCGGTGCCTCGCCTCGTTCATTCTCCATGGTGCAACCTTACCTCACCACCGGCCACAACACAAACCACCCCCACACCACCCCGATACACCGATCAAGGGAAGGAGGAGGGGTTCCCAGTGCGGCCGAGCGCGCTCCAGCGCGGCGACGGTCCGCATCTGAGGAACACCAACTCCACCCTCCTGGCAGAGGTCAGTAGGGATATACATAACTACTCCCCCTATAGGGGGGGAGTTGTATGTATACCCCTGACCCTGGCTAACGCGCGCGAGGGAACCGACCCACTAGCAACCTAAGCAGCCCGACCCACTATACCAGCTTGTGCTGCTAGGCTGGTAGCAGGTAAGGTTGCTTTGCCCACGACAAGGACAAGGAGAGAACATGATCCTACTGGAGCAGAGGCAGAAGTCGTACGAGCGCCTGGTGCAGACGATCAAGAACGACGATGGCATGGTGACGAAGGAGATCACGCGGGAGATAGAAGAGCTCCTGGACGCCGAGAAGGAGAGCCGGGAGAAGTCCCGCGACAGGTTGAAGAGTGCGAACCTGGGGGACTCGGCGCGACGCGGTCAAGAGACCGCTGTAGAGAACGCGACGGGAGTCATCCGCCTTCTGGTGAAGTGCAGGCGTGCCCTCGGGGATGGGAAGACCGAGATGGCCTCCCGCTACATGGAGGAGGCGGCTTGGTTCCGGTACAAGGCGAAGCAGCGCAAGAGGCAGGAGGCCTCCGGGACAGGTGGAGCCTGGGCGCTGTACCAGCAGTATCTGATGGAGAGCGACAGCGAGTTCCACTCCTGGCTGAGCGACAAGGGGCACGAGGACGTGCTGGCTCAGGTGACATCATGACGTGGACGATAGACGACGTTGTAGAGTTCGCCTGGCAGAGGCACAGTGCATACCTCGGCGAGCACGTGAGCGACCCCATCGTGGCGAGTCGCAAGTTCACCAACGTGTTCCGCGTCCTGGACCGGGGGAGCCAGTATCTCCTGCGACTGATGAACGTCTACGACGAGGTTCCCGACCGCCTGGCAGTGTCGTACCTGTACCGGCAGGTGAACCGACCCGACACGATGGACGACATCATCGCCGCGAACGATGGGTACGTCCCCAGTTTCGACGAGGTCACCAGCGCCGAGTGGATCCGCGATGTAGTGTGGCCGGTGATCGACGCACGACCGGGGTCGTTCCTGAACGGCGCATACATCATCCTCATCATGACGAACGACAAGCGGAACCTCAAGGACAAGATGGCCGACATCTTCCCTGGGGCACGGCCACACCTTGAGCGCGTCTCTGGCATCGCCGACCTTGAAGGTAGGGTCAAGAACCTGCAGAGAACCCCTGGTCTTGGACCGTTTCTCAGCATGCAGATCGCCACCGACCTTGGGTACTGCGCTGGGGAACCCGACCAGGAGAATGACTTCATCCTTCCTGGACCAGGAGCGCGCAAGGGGGTGGGATACCTCGGCCACACTCCTGGCTCGTCGGCGAACTTGGGGTTCACCCGACAGATCATCCAGTCGTTCCCAGTAGACGAGATGCCGACGCTGCCCGGCAGCAACGGTCGCCCTCCGAGCTGGATGGACGTTCAGAACGTCTTCTGTGAGTTCAGTAAGTACGCCAGGTTCTACGAGAAGGGTGGCGAGCCTGGACCGAGGTACGCTCGGGGTCCACGGTTCAAGACCCACATCCCGAAGCAGTTCGTTCTCAAGAAAGTTTGAGAAAAGTTCCGTTTGGAGTTGTGAACTAGTCCGATTTCGGGTTAGGATAGTTCTATCAGCTCAACCGGAACCACCACAACAAGGAGAAACGAAATGGCTACCAAGACCATCGCGATCAACATCAGCGACAACCAAGGGTACTCGTCGGACCAGGTCGAGACGAGCGTTACCCTCGGTTCGATCCTCGAGTCGATCCAGGAAGCGATCGAAGAGTACGGCGAGGACACGAAGGTCGTTCTCTACAACGGCCAGCGCTACGGTGCCACCTTCGGCAAGATCGACACCGAGTACGGCGAAGGGATGATCTCGTTCATGGACCCGTCGTTCGCTGAGGACGACGAGTTCTAATCCACCAACCTCGGGGGAGGCTACGGCCTCCCCCACAACCCCAAGGAGTCCCCCATGTCCCAGAAGATCGAAGCCACCCTCGTCCGCAAGGTTATCCGCGCTCTCAAGGCTGCCGGGAATCCGGTCGTCAAGGTCGACGATGGAGAAGAGCTCATCAAGACCTCCACCGAGAAGGAGATCCTTGAGGCAGCGTTCAGCGTCGACGAGGCTCGCCTCTGCACCAAGAACGGCTCGTGGGTGTTCCTGACCATCGGTGAGGGTTGGGATGTCATCTGCGACTACACCGTCGACCTGGAGGAGGCGCTCTCCCCGATCTACGAGTACATCTCGAGGAACGAGGCATGAGCGCGTCGGCTCCCCTCTTCGTCCTGGCTCGGGCGAAGGGGGGTCGCCCCACTCTTCAGCACGTTCTGGCGAGCGACTCGTTCGACGTGACGGAGTGTGGCCTGGTGACGAGGTTCTGGTCCATGGCGTACTCCCACGCACCCATCCCCGAGATCATCTGCAAGAAGTGCGAGAAGAAGATATGAAGACCTACTGCAAGCACTGTCAGGAGCGGATCGTCTTCCGGGATGGGCGGTGGGTGACCTTGGTAGCCTATGCCGACCCCTTCCAGAGCTGGGGAGACCCGGCTGGGTGCCTGTCGGCGGAAGGAGGGCACGAGCCAAGGTAGGAGTTGTGTTCCGAACAGATCTGTAGTAAGGTAAGAACCAGCGGCGCCAGCCGCAGCCCCATAGCAAGGAGAACAACATAATGATGTACCCGACTTCTGAGGACATGGTCCTCGCTCTCGAGGCGGCTCCGGTCGACCCTCGCACCGGGAACAAGGTGATCTACAACGCCTCGTGGATCGCGACGAACGACAGCATGATCGGCAAGCGCAACGAGGACTGGGTTCGTCGGGAGCTTGACTGGTTCCGTTCCGGCAGCAACTCCCTCCACGACATGGAGGCTCCGGTGCCTCAGGCGTTCCAGGCCTGCGCTGACCCCGACGGCATTGTGAACAGTGCCTACGGTCACATCCTGTTCGGCAAGGGCGAGGAGCTGCCTCCGGCTCCGTCCCTGGCTGAGCGAATCGTGGCGACTCTGATCAACGAGGGTCTCGGTACTCGCCACGCGGTGGCCATCATCAGCGACCGGGACATCCACAACCTGGCGCACAAGAACGGTCGGAACGACTTCATCTGCACGAACGCACTGAACGTCATGGTCGACCACGAGAACCAGCTCAACATCATCGCCCAGATGCGCAGCATGGACGCGGTCTGGGGATACCGGGCGGACTACTCCATGTGGGACTTCCTGATGGAGTGGCTCCTCGGTTCGCTGGAGATCATCTACCCCGATCTCAAGCGAGGCCACATCACCTTCCAGGTGGCCAACCTGCACGTCTACCCCCGTCACTTCGAACTCCTCACCAAGGAGGCTGACCGGGTCGACGATGAGCTCAACCGTCGAGCTCGCCGGATCTGGATGGACCGAGCTCTCCGTGAGCAGGCCGAGGCTCGTGACGTGGATCCCCACCACAACGAGCCTGCAGGGACTGGGGAGGCGACGGCATGACCCCCGACTACATTCCCCCGGAGATTGGCCTGCCGGTCGCAGGCGTCCTGTGGGCGATCGTGGGGTACATCTACCTCGTGAAGCCCTACCTCGCCGCACGGAAGGAGCAGAAGAAGTGAATCCGTGGCACTGGGTGGGTCTCGCCACCGGCTGGGCTGTCCTGGCTATCCTGATCATCCTCTTCCTTGTGATCGTCTTCGCTCTGGTGGCGGGGGTCGTCCGCAAGGTTCAGGCTGAAGCGAAGAAGGCCAAGGCAGCGAAGGAAGCCGAGGCCGTTGACCCCATCGCGATGCGGAAGGAGGCTCGTGCCCTGGCGACTGACGTCTTCAAGGACGAGATCGTCTTCCAGGAAGAGCAGATCCGAGCGTTCGTCGCTGGGGTCGACTGGGCACGGGGATACCTGTCCCGCCAGAAGTAGTAACCTTGTGGGGTGGTCGGTCACGGCTGGCCACCCCACCCAATACAGAGAGTCCACCACCATGTCAGATGACGAAGTCGTTTCTCTCGCGACAGAGGTTCTAACTCGTGCAATGCAGCACGAGGTTCTCTCTGTATGCGTCAACCCAGGCCACACTCACATCACGTCGCCCTGTGATGATGACTGTGCCGATCACATCCACTCGTGCTCCAAGGGCTGCGGGGAGTGGCCATGCCACCCCGTCCGTCTCGCTGACACGGTGGCCAAGTATCTCGGAGAACTTCAGTTGATCCAGATCGCCTATCAGCAGACCATGTCTGGCCTCAACTTGGCTGCTGTCAACCTAGAAGAGGCTCTAGACAAGGAGAAGAACAATGGCTAAGAGGGTCTACTACCGGGAGCCGGAGTCGGCTTCGGAGTCCCGCGAGAAGGTGGACGAGCTGCTCGACAGCGGGGTCATCAGTCAGCAGCTGGCCGAGGCGTTCTACATCGCCCTCGACCACCAGGCTCAGCTCGACTACGATGGTCTCACCGAGGAGTTCAACGAGACCGACAACGACGACCTGAAGCAGCTCTTCATCGACACGGGGATCGTCATCCAGCTGTCGGAGGAGCAGACCCGAAGGGTGAAGTACGGTGTCTGACTACGAGTTCCTGGATCGGTACTACATCCTCGCCTACAAGACCCCTCCTCGCACGACGGTCAACACCCTGACCAGAGTCGGAGTTCCCAAGGAGCTGATGAAGGTCGTCCTCAGCACCGACGACCCCAACTCCCGTGAGCTGGCTCTCTGGTGCAGGGAGCAGGGTCTCCCCAAGCCGAAGCGCTTCGACCGGTCGCTGTACCTTCACGACCCATTCCTGTCACTGATGTCCAGGGAGATGGTGGAGACGTACTTCCCAAGGACGGACACCCCGGCTCGCCGCTTCATCAGCGACTACGAGTACAGCACCATGGGACCGGGGAGGTACTATGCCGTCCTTGACGACGACATCAGCATGCACTGGTCCAACCCCTTCCGCCCTCCGACCAGCGACGACCCTGAGTTCGACCGCACGGTGTGGCGTCGGGCTGTTGAGGCTCTTCAGGTTCCCGAAGTGTGGTCGTGCTGCTTCGTCAACCCATACACCTGGTCGGCATCGTACAAGGACGGGGTCGTCATCCAGACGGAGAACTCAAGCCTGTGGAACCGGAAGGGTCAGTCCTCCCAGCAGTCGGCTTGGGTTCTCTGCAGCGATGAGAACCACACCTGGTTCAGTCCGATCGTGTGCGACTACATCACTTCGTCCCGGTACGCTGCCCAGGGTCGGTTCTCCTTCTGCCTGAACGAGTACATCAACGTCAGTGCTCCCAACGTCAACGGTGCCATCTGGTCAGGGGACGACCCCGTCAGCCGAACCAACAAGGCTGGCCAGGTGGCCGCTCTCCGCATCCTCGGGTCGTCCTTCTCGGCGACCGGTCGCAAGCCCTACAAGAAGAGGGTAAGGTATATGTATCCCCACATCCTAGAAGGAGACAACTGATGTTCATCGCATTCGAAGGTCCGGATAAGACCGGCAAGTCCACGAGCGCCAACAGCCTCGCCGCCAGTGGTGTGGCCATCTACAACGCTCGGAAGGACACCCACGAGTTGATGCAGAAGGAGCACGAGGCTGCTCCGGAGCTGCCGATCACGTACGACCGGATCGACTGGCTGACGCACATGGTCTACCGACTGGCCATGCCCACCCACGAGTGGAACGACGCTCGGGTGCGTACCGTGTTCGCCATGCCAGACACTCACTTGGTGTTCAAGTTGCACGACGAGCGCCTGGTAGAGAAGATCGACGACGAGCTGTACGACACAGGGAAGCTCGTCCCGGTGAACCGTGGGTACATGAGGGTCATCGACTACCTGACGAGCCTGAACCTGGACAGCAACTACAGCCTGTTCAAGACGATCAGTATCGTGAAGGTCAGCAACGACCCTCGCGGTGGTTCCTTCAGCCAGCGCCTCGTCTCCTTCGACAGCCCTGTCTTCCCGTTCGGTACGGTTGCCCAGAAGCTGGTCGACAGCGACGAGAAGCTCCTGGAGCTGCTTCGTTATGAAGAGTCCCAGCGCTAGACCACCGGAGCAGCACCCTCACCTGGATCACCTGTTCAAGGTGGGGGTTCTACACTCCCGGTCAACCAACAAGAAGATGCCCAAGAAGGCTCGTGCGGAGGCTAAGCGAGAACTCCTCCGCTACCGGGACGAGGGTCTCATCATACAGAAGTTCAGTAAGGAGGACAAGATGGCCACACGCAAGGGGATGACCAAGTCGGGGTTCTGCGCGTTCCCCGCCGACCACAGATCTCACGTCAGTTGCAAGAACGAGAAGTGCACGTGCACATGCCACGAGAGCCAGGAGGTCTTCAGTGGCAAGGGGATCATCTTCGCTGTCATTGATGACCGCGAGAACATGGGCGACGGGCGACGGACTACCGTCGACATCATCGCCGATGGTATCGAGGCGGCTCTGGACGCTGGCCATGAGACGAGCGAGGAGATCGCCCGGTACATGGTGACGAGCGCCTTCCAGCACGTCAGGGATCGACGAGTACGGTTCAACTCAGTACTCAAGGCCGGGGACGTGGTCGGTGCACACATCACCCGGAAGCTCTACAACGCCTACAACGACCTCGCCGTCATGGCGGAGGAGGCCGAGGACGCTGCTGAGAAGAGGGATGCCAAGATGGAGGCGACCGGCTTCGCTGAGGCCGTCCAGATCGTCTTCTCTCCGTTCAGCAGCGAAGACCCGAAGGACTTCCGACTGGTCAACTGGGACATGGTCGACATGATGACTGAGGAGTTCGAGAAGGAGCAGCGTCTGGTGCGCAAGGCTCGTAACGGGAATCCGCAATGAGAGCCGGATCCATCACCGTCACATACGACCTCTGGGAAGACGGGGACATCATCACAGAGGTATCAACCGAGGGCGACCTGCCCCTGGTTATCCAACTTGGCCTCCTGGAGATGGCCAAGGACACACTGATCAAGCAAGGAGAGCAGGAATGAGCGCTGACAAGTACATGAAGAAGCAGGTTGTCGTCGAGGCGATGCGGCTCACCCCCGAGAACGCGAACGACATCGCCCGGTGGTGCGGAGGCAAGGTCGTCGAGCTGGACAAGCCGTCCGACCCTACTGACGTCTACCTCGGCCTCCGGATCCCGACCCTTGAGGGGGTCATGACCGCTGACCGGGGAGACTACGTCATCAAGGGTGTGGCGGGGGAGTTCTACCCCTGCAAGCCGGATATCTTCGCTGCGACGTACGAGCCGGTCGGCCAGACGGGCAACGGAGAATGGGTACTCGCCCGGAAGTTGGGTCTGGCGTTCGGGGTCTCCCCGATGCAGGCTGACGTGGCTGAGTTCCAGAAGGCGATGGGTCTCCCTGTCGTGCTGAAGGCCACACCCCTCCCGCAGGATCGTGTCCCGCTGCGCGTCCAGCTGATCGAGGAGGAGTTCGATGAGCTCAAGACAGCCCTCGCCGAGGGGGACCTGGTAGAGACGGCAGACGCCTGCGTGGACCTGCTGTACGTGGTGTTCGGGCTGATGGTTGAGACCGGCCTGGACGCTCGGGTGCTCTTCGATGAGGTACACCGCAGCAACATGTCCAAGTTCGGTGCCGATGGCAAGCCCATCATCGCTGGTCCTAACGACCCGGACGGCATCTTTGAGGGTCGGGTCAAGAAGGGTCCGAACTACTTCCGCCCGAACCTCGCCGGGATCATTGACAACGGCATGGGGAACCTGGGGGAGTGAGATGGCTAAGATCATCATCGGGGAGCGTCCCCAGATCGAGAAGAAGTCCTACGCTGTAGAGTTCAGTAAGATCATGCAGCAGGAGATCTACGATGGCATCCAGCAGGAGCTGATGGCCAAGTCCCAGGCAGCTGGCGTCCCAGCGGAGGCCACCCTGTCCCGTGAGGAGGACAAGCGCCTTGACATCGTGACCTTCCGGTGGGACTGGTGGGAGTTGACGATCTGATGGCTCTGGCATATGCAGTCGTCTTCGCTGACTCTGGCCTGTTCGATCGGTATCGGGCGGAGACCGTCCAGCAGGCTCAGCAGGCCGCTGACCGCAGGTTCGAGGCGATCGCGCAGGAGAGTTTCCTGACCAAGGTGACCCGAAACCCCGAGCCGAGGGTGATGACGTATCCCGAGATGCGCAACGCCTTCCCCAACATAAACCTGACCGGACTGGTCGGTCTGTACTTCACCGCCGACATCACTTAGGAGGGCATGATGGACATCAACCGAGAGTTCGCCCAGGCCGAGGCCAGGGTCAAGAGGAACATTGAGCGGAACTACATCATCGCCATGGCCCGCATCGAAGGCATCTCCCCCGAGGAGTACGCCGAACGAATCGACCGAGAGCGTGAGCAGGCCAGGCAGGATGCCGCACGAGACGCCCAGATCGCCTTCGGCTATAGCCTGGGGACGATGCACAGGGCACTCACCGACGCGGCGAACAACCTCGCGGCAGGGTTCCGACTAGCAACGAGAGGAATGTAATGGAACTGAGGGACTCCCAGAGGGTAGCTCTGGACGTACTGACGGAGGAGGGACGCACCCTAGCTGCCCTCTGGGCAGAACCTCGCTCAGGCAAGACTGCCGTCGCTCTCAGGTGGCTTCAGCACATCATGCCCCCGGTCTCTCTGATCGTGGGACCGAAGGTCGCTGAGGCCACATGGCGTAGCGAGGCGGCGAAGTGGCTAGAGATCCCCTATCGGTTCTTCCCACTGACCGCCGGGAACAAGTACCCTTCCCCGGAGATGATGCGTGGTGACGGGATCACGATCCTGTTCGTCAACTACGATCAGTTCACCAAGGCACCGTTCAAGCGACTGAAGCCGTTCCTGATGAGTGTGGCCAGAGGAGTGGACAACGAGGGAGCCATGCTCCTTGATGAGTCTCATATGATCAAGACCCCGAACAGTGTCACCGGGAAGAACATCCGGCCTCTGTCTGGGTCGTGGAAGTATCGCCTCCTGATGACGGGCACCCCGGTCACTAACCCGAACCAGGTGGACGCTGTCTACGGGCAGTGGACCTTCCTTGACCCGAGCATCCGGGATCACTGGGAGACGGCGCGTGACTTCCGGGAGCACTTCGGTGAGTGGACCAACGTCAAGGGGTTCCCCGAGCTGATTCGCCCTCGCAACCAGTACGAGCTGAACGCCTACCTCCAGCCGAACGTGGTGACGATGGTGGGCGCTGCCGACCCCGTACCTGTCAGGCGTGTGCGTTACCCTGTCCCTGCGGAGACCAGGTCTCTCCTGGAGACGCTGCTCAAGCACGGGGTGGTTGAGGTCGACGGCCACACTGTCGCCGCGCTCAACCCCCTGACTCGCCTCCTCCGGATGAGGATGTTGGTGGCGGGGTGGTGCAAGGATGATCAGGACGGGGAGATCGTACTTCCGGAAGCAGCCAAGGCTCGCCTGGGTGCTCTGGGGTCCGTGCTCCGCAAGACCGAAGGCAAGGTCATCGTCGCGTGTACCCATCTGAAGGAGATCCGCCTGGTACAGCGATACCTCCGCCGGAAGGGTATCAAGTTCCTGACCATCACTGGAGCCGTCGCTGACAAGAATATGGTCATTGAACGGTTCCAGCGTGGCAGCGACTACAAGGTGCTGCTCGTCCAGCCGAGGACGGTGGCTATGGCCGTCGACATCTCGGTGGCGAATGACCTCATCTGGTACACCAGCGACTTCAACTACGTCACGTTCAAGCAGGCCTCCGACCGCATCAAGCTCTCCCCGGCCAGCCCCACCGTGTGGTTCCTGTGCGGGAAGGGCACCGTGGACGAGGACGTGTGGATCACCCTTCAGGAGGACCACGACCACTTGAGACGAGTAATGACGAGGATCCGAAAAGATTCTTGAAAAAGCTTGCCCCTGGAGTTGTGAACTCTTCCAGGCTGAGGTAAGGTTGACAGTGTACCAAGCCGGTACCACGAATCCACCAAGGAGAACATCATGGCCACCAAGAACACCGCTGCTGTCCTGGACGAGGACATCGAGACGACCGAGACCGAGGTCACCCCGAAGCAGATCGTCAACGAGGGCATCGGCCGCGTCATCGAGGCGACTGGGGTCGACTCCTCGAAGGCACGATACAAGGCGATGCGAGCGATCGCGTTCCAGGCGTTCCTCGAGTCGATCGATTCGGAGGACTTCGACGGCCTCGTCGACCGCGCCATCGCCAACGCCGACGACCTCCCCGCTGGCTGGGAGCTGGAGCGTCCCACGAAGGACGAGGACGAGAAGCCTGCGAAGAAGGCTCCGGCCAAGAAGGCCTCCGCCAAGACCGCAGCCAAGACCCCGGCGAAGGCTCCGGCCAAGACCCCGGCTCGCCGTCGCCCGGCTCGCAAGGCGTGAGCGTGACAGCAGACCCCGTCATCAACCCAAATGGTGGCGGGGTCTAGCTGTACCAGGATCTGTACCCCAACGGGCAGAGGCGAGGGCAAAAGCATCGAGCACCCTCGGTCCAGGTTCGAGTCCTGGCGGATCCACCGATACAATAGAATAAGAAGAACACAAGCAAGGAGTCCACCAAATGCCCGAAGCTGTAATGACTGAAGACGTCTCTGACGTCCTCAAGTACCTGCGCCAGACTAAGTCGCTCGTCATCTGTGACATCGAGACGACAGCCCTCACGGTCGGCAAGGGGAAGATCCTCTGCATCGCGTTCGCGGCATACGACCGGGACGATGCCCTCGTCTGGTGGCCTACCGACCTCAGCCACATCGCCCAGATTAACCTCAAGCGTGGCGTCTTCCACAACGCGCACTTCGACCAGCGGTGGCTCCGGAGCTACGGAGCAACGGTTCGCACGGAGTGGGACACGATGCTGATGGCTCACCTGATTGACGAGAACCACCCCGTCGGACTGAAGGCACTGGGTCAGCGTCTCCTGGGGTACGAGGACTGGTCTGAGGAGAACATCGCCGACCTCGCCTCCGTCCCCCGCGAGGAAGTCACTGAGTATGTGGCCAAGGACGTCATGATCACCAGGGAGCTTCTCAAGTGGCAGCGTCGCCACATCAAGAAGAACCTGAAGCCGGGGGAAGACCCCGTCCGGGTGATGAAGGGGATCATGATCCCTGCGATTGAGCCTCTCACTCAGATGGAGGACAACCGTCTCCCCGTCCGCCTGAGCCTGGTCGCCAAGACCAAGGAGAAGGTGGCCTCCCGGATCGAGGAGATTGAGCGGGAGCTGGACGCGAGCATCCCTCCGAAGGACAGATGGCCCAACTGGCTCCAGAAGACGACCCCGAAGTGGGGTGCGACCAACTGGACCAAGTGGTGGCTCTACGAGTACCAAGGAGCCATGTGCCCTTCTCGTGGCAAGGCCACGAAGACATGGCCTGAGGGGAACCCCTCGCTCAGCCAGGAGGCTCTCAGCAAGATCGATCACCCGGCTGCACGTCTCCTGAGCGAGCGAAGCACTCTGTACAAGAACCTCACGGGGTTCCTCGTCCCTCTTCTCGAGAGGACGACTGAGGGACGCGTGAGCACGAGCTTCAATCTGACCGGCACAGTCACGGGTCGCCTGAGTAGCGCCAGCCCTGGGGACGACAACCCCGGCATCAACTCCCAGCAGATCCCCCGAGACAAGGCCACACGCAACCTCTTCGGTGAGAAGGGGATGGCCTGGATCGAGGCGGACTACTCCCAGCTGGAACTGAGGGTCGCTGCCGTGATGGCCAACGAGAAGACGATGATGGGTCTGTTCGACCAGAACGAGGACATCCACACGTACATGGCCAAGCGCCTTGTCCGGTCGGATGACATCACCAAGGAGCACCGATCCCTGGCCAAGGGGGTCAACTTCGGGTTCCTCTACGGAATGCAGTCCAAGCACTTCGCGAACTACTTGCAGGAGTCGTATGGGGTCATCATTACCCAGAAGGAGGCCGAGGTCTTCCGCGAGGAGTACTTCGCCAACTTCAGTGGTCTTCCGCCGTGGTACCGGAAGCAGCGCGCCATCGCGATTGAGCACGGAGGAGTGCCCAACGCCTTCGGTCGATTCCGGCACCTGCCTCGTGTCTACAACGATGACTACTGGGTCCAGGAGAACGCCTTCCGACAGGCGATCAACGCTCCTGTTCAGTCCACGGGGTCGGACTTCATGCTGATCAGCCTCGCCCGAATTGCGGACGACTTGTGGTTGCGCGACATGGGCGCTAAACTTGTCACTACCGTTCACGACTCGGTCTGTCTGATCGCCCCATACAAGACGGCCAGGAAGGTCGCGAAACGGATCAAAGAGATAATGGAGATGGCTGACGATGGTCTCAAACAAAAGTTCTTCCTCAAGGCGGATGTCACGATCTCGCACTACTGGGGAGGAGAAGCCCTTGCCGAGTACTAAGCGAACCGGAGCGAAGCAGCTCCCCAGTACCGGGAAGAAGGCCTGGCATGGCCCCCAGGGGATGTGGCCGAAGACGGAGGACGGGAAGTACGTTCTCACCCAGTCCATGGTCAGCTCGTTCGTCGAGTGCCCTCGGGAGACCTACTACTCGATCATCCTCGGCCTCCGCCCTCGTCTTGAGAGCAAGCCGCTCACCCGAGGCACCTGGGTTCACTCCCTGTTGGAGGAACGAGCTAACGGTGGGGACTGGCGTGCGAAGCACCAGGAGATCCTGGAGAAGGCTCGGTTCGACCAGTTCGAAGAGGAAGTGGATGAGCTGGCTGAGGAGTGCTACAACATCCTCCTGAGCTACGAATGGGTCTACCGGAACGAGAACCTGACGCCGATCATCGCGGAGCTGACGGTTGAGCGTCCCATGTTCAATGGGAAGGCACTCTATCGTGGCCGCATCGACCTGATCGTTCAGGACGAGAACGGGGACGTGTGGCTGCTTGATCACAAGACCCACGCCACACTGCCGGACTGGCGCTACCGGGAGCTGGCCTTCCAGAACTTCTCTTACCTGTGGGCATGCCAGAAGGCTCCCCAGTACCTCGCCCTCGGCCTCCCCCAGCCGAAGGGGTTCATCTACGACTACTGCCGCACGAACGCCATCAAGAAGCCGTCGCTCACCCAGAAGGGGTTCCAGAGCAAGACACTGAAGCCTGGGGGGACTACCCTTCCCGTCTACAAGGAGTGGCTCCGGGAGAACGGCATGCTGACGACCGTCCGGGGCAAGGATCTCCTGGCGATCGAAGACCCGAAGGAGAGAGCCTACGTCGAGGAGTTCCTCGTCGAGGTTGAACACCGGGACTACACCGACACCTTCCGCCGTGACTTCATGAAGTTCACTCCCGAGCAGTCCAAGCGGCAGCTCAAGTCGTTCCTCACGTCATCGCGCCGGATGCTCACTTACAAGTGGGATGACCCCGACTGCGTGGAGCGTAACCTTCACGCGTGCTCTGGGTTCATGTGCAACTACAAAGACCTCACGGTAGCCGACCTCATGCACGGCACCAGCGAGATCGAGCAGAAGACGAGGTACGTTACCACGCGGGATCCGCTGGACTACTACCCCAACCAGAAGAAGGGAAAGAAGAAGCCGTGAGTATCTACACCATCTACAGCAAGCCCAAGGTTGGGAAGACCACCCTGAGCCTCGCTGAAGCCAAGAAGGGCAAGACCGCTGTCCTGAACGCCGACCAGGGTCTCGTGGGCATCGACACCACGGGGATCACCCTCGTCAACGACCTCAGCTCGAAGGGGATCAACAAGACGATCACCCCAGCGTTCTTGGCGAAGCACGACCGGGTCATCATTGACACGGCCACATCGCTCCACGACCTGTTCCTCAGCGAAGCCGCAGGAGGTAAGACCCCGTCCCAGCAGAGCTACGGAATAGCGAACAACGCCTTCGCCACCCTGCTCCGTACCCTGCGCGACGAGAACAAGGAAGTCATCGTGCTCTGTCAGGAGCGCATGGTCATGCCCACCGAGGACTGGGTCAGTGACGATGACGATGAAGAGACCACCGCCAGCGTTACGGTAGACTTGCCCCCTGGGGCAGCTAAGAGTCTCCTGACGATGTCGGATGTGATCGGCCGCTTGTACATCGCGAATGTCAACGACCGAGCAGTACGGAGGCTCTGGCTCACCCCGACCCCTAACATTGTGGCCGGTGCCCGGAGCAAGACCTACAAGGGTCGACCCCCGTACCTGACCAAGCCGTCTATCAGTCGGCTCAACGAACTTCTTGGTTGGACCCGCTAACCAAGAACTCCCAGAAAGAGGAAACCATCATGGCAAAGAAGATCCGTCTCGACTTCAGCAAGGTCGAAGAGCGCTCCGGCTGGAACACGCGTCAGATCCCCGAGGGTCTCTACAAGGCGACCGTGGCTGCGGTCCAGGAGACCGAGGCTCAGGACGGTACGGCGATGCTCGTGTACGCCTTCGTCCCGACCGACTCGAAGTACAAGAGCCGTCGCTTCCCGTACTACTGCAAGCTCCAGCAGAACCAGCTCTGGAAGCTCCGCGACCTCCTCGTCGCCGCTGGCGTGGACGTCCCGAAGAAGGCTCAGCAGATCGACCCCGCCAAGATCGTCGGCGCTACCGTCGCGATCGAGGTCGAGGACGACTCGTACAACGGTCAGGTTCGCTCGCAGGTCCAGGGTGTGTACAAGACGGACATCCTCGAGGACGATGACGACGTGACCGACGAGGACGACGAAGAGTACGACGACGAGGAGGAGTACGAGGACGAGGAGTTCGACGACGCCGACGAGGAGGAGTACGAGGACGACGAAGACGAGGTCGATGACGACGAGGAGGAACTCGACGAGGACGAGGAAGACGACCTCGACGAGGACGACCTCGAGGACGAAGACCTCGACGACGAAGAGCTCTACGACGATGAGGACGAGGAGGACGAGGAGCCGGAGCCTGCCCCCAAGCGTCGTGCTCCCGCCAAGAAGGCTCCGGCGAAGGCAGCGCCCAAGAAGGCCCCGGCCAAGCGCACCGTCCGCCGTCGCTAACACGTGGCACTTGAGTCGGAGATAGTCCGCCGGATCCTGGCCACACTGAATGCCATCGACGGCGTGTACTGCCTACGCACTCACGGGGGTGCCTTTCAACTGAAGGGCACCCCCGACATCCTTGGTTGTGCCAAGGGCAGGTTCTTCGCGATTGAGGCTAAGCAGCGTGCAGGCCTCAAGCCGTCCCCCGCTCAGAAGTACATACTAGGGCTGTTCGAGAAGGCTGGTGGAAGGGTGTTCGTCAGCCACGACCCCAAGGCTCAGGAAGTTGTAGAGTGGATACAGAGTCTATCACAAGACTGATCCGCAAGGTGTGGCGGCACTCAGGCGTGAAGGGAAGCGCCTGGGTGCCGCACATCGCGCACATAGGGATCAAAGACAAAGAGAGGTTCCGGGAGGGAGCCGCCATCAGCGTGGCGAAGCCGTCTCTCCCGGAGCTGAGGCCGGACGTGGACTGGTACTGGACGCCTGCTGTGAGCAGTACCGACAGCCGGAAGAAGGACGCCTATCCCGCACAGCGTGTGCTCTGGGTAGACTGCGACGATGGCTACGACGACGAGGTCTTGACGAAGCTCCGTCCGACCTACATCTGGGAGACCTCCCCCGGTCACAAGCAGGCGATCTGGCTGATGTCCGAGCCGATCCTCCCGGAGGAGTTCGACAAGGACGGCCTGATGGGCATGCTGACCCAGGCCGTCGGCGCTGACAAGTCCGGAGTTGACATCGGGCAGCTGCTCCGCGTACCGGGAACCTGGCACCACAAGCGAGAGCCGTTCCAGGGCCGCATCCTGCGCAAGACGAACATGGTCTACAGCCGGGGCGAGGTACTGACTCGTGTGGCCAGGGCACTGGGGTTCCCGGCTTCGGTGTCCAGTGAGCTGGGTGCTGACGACCCCTATGGCGACCGCTCCAAGCAGATGTGGAAGTTCGAGCGGACAGCCGCTGAGCTGGGCATCCCTGAAGACCTCACCTTCAAGATGCTGAAGGCCTGCGCTTGGAACAAGTGGAAGGACAACCCCGAGAGCCTTCGAGCCGACATAGCCAGCGCCTACAGCGCCCAGCCCTCCCCGGTGGCCGAGCCGCCTGCCCCTGTCTCGGCAGAGGAGACGCTGGACGAGGATGAGGAGCTGCTCCCGTGGGACATGCAGTTCGCCGAGGAGTATGCACGCGTCATCCGCAACCCCATGAAGTGGGTGGTGCCCGGCATGGTGCCCGAGGGTGCCTGTGGGTTCCTCGTGGCAGCGCCGAAGGTGGGCAAGAGCCGCATCGCCCTTGAGATGATGCTTGGCCTAGCCACTGCTACCAAGCCGCTCGGTGTCGACGTACGCAAGCCTGTCCCCGTAGGGTTCTTCTCCCTGGAGGACGGGCAGTACTTGTACTCGAAGCGCCTCAGCGACTTCATCAAGGGCGACCGGCGACGTATCAAGTATCACTGGGAAGGGTACATCGACAAGGATCTCACGTGGAATCCGGGCAAGCCCATGCCCCTTCTCACGTCGTTCAATGAGATGGATCTCACTGACGAGGCCACACTGGAGCGCCTCCGTCTGACGGTCATACGGTACGGCCTGAAGATGATCGTCATTGACACGTTCAGCATGGCGATCGGCGGAGCCAACGTGAATGACCAGTCCGAGATGTACAAGATCCTGACCTACCTCAAGAAGCGTATCGCCCAGCCTCTCGGGTGTGCGGTGATGTTTATCCACCACACGCGCAAGCGGGTCTTCGAGAAGGGTGAGACGGTTCAGGAGAAGATCCTAGGAGCCACTGCTCTGCACGGTTGGGCTGACTTCACGCTCAGCCTTGCATCCCCCGAGGAGGACTTCCCCGACTTCCTCCGCCTCGGTGTCCAGACGAAGATGGGCACCGATCAGCACTACCTGAACAAAGACCTGAAGATCATCAAGAAGCCAGTGGAGGAGGAGTCTAATGACTAGCACAGACGAAGAGTGGGAGCGCCTCTTGAGAGGAGACCAGCCCTTCACCCAGTCGAACGAGGACGACGGGGACGACCCCTCGGCCACACGTCTCAGCATGGTGACGGCCTGGTCTCTGCTCGTCATCGTGGTCGGGGTTGCCTTCGGCATCATCGTGACGTACATCCTCGCCCTGATCTACTTCTTCACGTGGTTCGCTGACCTCATCCTGGTCGTCACGGAAAATAGTTTCTACTAGGAGTTGTGAATCTTCGGACTATAGGTTAGGCTTCAAGTATGAACACCAAAGCCATCGCCCGCAAGACCGGAATCGCCATCTCGATCATCAACGAGACCGCTCGTGACCTAGGCATCGCGTCCTATGACTACACCAACCACTGCTGGCGAGTCCAGGACAGCAAGGCTGAGGCGTTCATCCAGCACATCACCAAGGAGGCCTGAACCATGTCCAACACCCGAGTCGCCATCCCCGGTAACGTCGTCACCACCTTCGGACGCATCTACGAGGACACCACGAAGGAGGCGCTCGAGCAGCACCTGCGCTTCGTCATCAGCGGTCAGGCTGCCAACAAGCGTACGAACCCCATCTACAAGCGAGAGGTCCAGAGACTCAAGAGAGCCATCGCCGCTCGTTGACCTGCACAAAGAACGCCTCCCCCAGTCGTGTGGCCGGGGGAGGCGAACTTGTGTCTAGGAGATCCTAGTGGTGGTACAGATTCGCTGTCCAGGATCCCCACGTGGGACTAGGCATTGGCCTTCCAGCACTGTCTAGACTGATGTGGTCGAAGCTGGTGCGGAGACGGAACGCTCCCAATGGCTTACCATCTGGTCCGATGACGGTCTTACCCCCACGGGAGGGAGTGAAGCTCCCAATGGTGACCCAGGCGGAGTCAGACCCCCAGTACTTGGTGACCGTCGCCGGCCCCAAGATAGCGTTCCCATTGATGTCACAGACCCAGATCTTCATGACAGCCTTGTAGAAGACGACACCTCCAGGGCTGACGTCCGTGAGCTGGATCTTGATGTTACCATTCTTGGCGTACCTGACGTTGTTCCACGTGGTGACACCCCCGTGGAACGCCCCCCAAGGTGCACCCATGTTCTGGCTTGCGCCGATGGATGTAGTGACCAAGATGAGTCCTTACTCGATGTTCTTCGGTGCAGATTCCTGCACCACAATGGTGTCGGTCTTCTTCTTGGTGCCGATGGATCGAGCACCGTCGTAGAGACCGCTCGCGCTCAGACCGAGGATGATGCCCTTGGCGACCGGCTCGTACCAGTTCACGACCTCACCGATGGCGAGGGCAGCGAACAGAGACAAGGCCACACCAAGCACGAGCGCGGCCAGAGGGCTGAGGCGCGACGGGAGACCGAGGTCTTTGACCAGGGTCACCAGCGCGATGACAGCCGGGACTGTCGCGATGGCAGTGATGGCTTCCACTACTTCTTCCTTCCTTTCTTGAAACGATTACCGGGAAGACGTACCGACCCGGTCTTGACATGAGGGAACAGGTGCTTGTTCCTGGTCTCCTCAAGTGAACCGACCCGGTCTTCCAGAGCCTTGTCCCTCGACTGCATGGCCTTCACCGTGCTGATGAGGTCGTCCTGGTTATCCGAGATCGTAGATACCTTAGTTGTGAGACGGTCTATCGCGTCGCCGAGGTTCTTACTCCCGTGGTTGGTCTTGATGTCTTTCTGGATCTTGTTGACCTTAGCCACCAAGACCGCTCCGTAGGCTGTTACCCCCGCCACGAAGACGGGGATAGCAGCCTCGAAGAGTTCCATGATCGTCTCCAGCATACACCTTCCTCAGATCTTGAGCACCTGACCAGGGTAGATCAGGTTCGCGTTCTTGATACCGTTCTTGCGCTGAAGCTCCTGCCAGGTCGTACCGTACTTGGCAGCGATCCCGCTCAGGGTGTCACCGGCCTTGACGGTGTAGGTCTTGGCAGCAGGGTGCGCAGCCTGCGAGTCGACCAGCTTCTGGACGGCGTCGTAGTCGTAGCCAGCCGCCTCGAGGCGCTTCTTCCGGTCGGCACCGTTGCCCCACTTGCCATCCCAGACCTCCTTGGCGAGTTCGGCCACACTCTTCTTGACCGGCTCAGGCTTCGGCTTGGGGTTCGGCTTGGTGCCTCCGGAGGGGTTCGCGTACTTCGCCCAGGCCGCAGCGTCGATGTGAGCGCGATCCAGGTCGAGGTCTCCCCCGTACCCAGCCAGGCGACCCCGGCTGCTGTACTGGTGGATCACCACGAAGGGGAAGGGCGAGCTGTCGGGCGCTGCCGGAGAACGGTAGCCACCGGCAGGGTTGCTCCCCCAGCTGGCGATCCAGAGGCCGTAGTCAGCGTCAGCAACGGCCTTCAGGCTGCGAGCCGTGGACGCGTTGGCGTAGATCAGCGGACGGACTCCAGTCAGGTGGTGAACCTCGTTCAGGAACTTGAGAGCGCCAGCTGCACCGTGGGTGCTGACAGCGCGCTCGCTGCCCGAGCCGATCTCCTCGAAGTCGAGGACGGGGATACCGTGACCGAAGTACCCTTCGCAGTTCTTGACGAACCAGCGAGCCTGGGCGATCGGGTCGTGGATGGTCATGAAGTGGTAGAAGCCGAAGAGCTTACCACGCTTGATCGCGGTCTGGATGTGGCGGTCGCACCACGGGTCGACGAAGCCATGAGCCTCGTCTCCCCAGGTCGCCCGAGCGATCAGGAAGTCATACGGGACGCCGGACAGGTCAGCGGCCTGCCACTGACTGACGTCGATACCATTGAGTGCCATTGCATTCTCCTTCTTGTTGTGGCTAGGCTAGGATAGGAATCCTGGTGGCTGGGTCCAGCCTAGCGCCTTTCACTCGTTCCCAGAAGCGTGTGTCCTCCTGACCCAGACGCCAGACGGCGATGCCGTTCAGACCCCATTCCTGGTCAGCGAGGTTCCGGCAGTGAGCCATGTACTCCACGTCGCTGTAGTGGCACAGAGCAGTGCCCTTCGGGTCGCAGAGGTACACCGTACCCAGCCAGCAGTCAATATCCCTCGGGATGAACTTGACCTCTCGGGTCGTCCCTGCAGGGATGCCAATGCCCTTGGCGTGGGCGAACTCCCAGTCAAGGGAGATGCTCTTGTCCCGAGTGTCCCGCTCTTCCACGTCGGTGTTGACCCGGAATCGGTTCTTGTCGTCCCATGTGACATTGGTGCGGGGGATACGGCCAACCTCCTTGATGGTGAAGCCACCGACCTGCACGTCCCAGGCCTCCCGAGGGTTGTACCACCAGGCGTCTCCCCAGCGGACGTGATCGAACCAGACTGGACCAGTCAGGCTGATCATTCCCGAAGGTCCATCCGTGTACGAGGAGTCGGTGTACGTCCCCACGAGGGTGACCTCGTTCTCGGTGAAGCCATAGTAGACACGCGCACGGTTCCCACGGACACGGAGCTGGACGATGACCCGACCGCTGAACGGGGTGCTGCTGGTGCCGACCGCGCTCACACTCCATGTGGCCAGGGTGGTTCCGTTCCTGGAGAGGATGAGGGATCCCCCCGTGTTGACCGTGAGCTGGTAGGAGCCGTGGTACACACCAGCCCGACCCGAGGAGCCAGGGAACTGGAATCGGCCTTCTACGTGGTACTCCCCACCCCCGTTGATCGCTGTCAGGGAGAGAGTACCGGCTCCGGCCACACGAAACTGGCCAGGCGTGCGGGGGTTCAGCAGAGGGTCGCCAGACCGCCAGTGAGACCACGAACCGGACTTGGTGTAGTAGATGTCAAGAGACCCAGTGTTGGCGCAGTCGTCGTCCATGATGGTAGCCGACTGGGGGTCACGCTGAAGCATCTCCAGGGTGAGGTTGTGGGAGTCCTGGTTGTGCCAGTTGCCCCGGCTGTCGATGACCTGGATCGGCTTGATCGAATGGGTAGCGTACTCACCGTCGACGGTCTGATCTGCCATCTCACCGACGGTGTCCGCTGCGGCCACACCGTATCGGGTCAGGTACGGCTTCCCATTGTACGAGGACTCAGTCAGACCAACCTGGTCAGTGATGTGAGTCGCCGTGGACCACCAGTAGCATCCGACCAGCATGAACGGGGAGTTGGTCTCGATGTCACGGTACGTCAACCACCCAGCTCGGGTCTGGTTCCAGTTGACGGGGTCATCGTCTCCGGACATGCTGCCCCACTCGCCGATCCCCATGTACCAGAACCAGTAGTAGGCACCAGAGTTGCCCCGGTACGGCCACCCAGGGTAGCCAGGCAGCTCCTCGGTCGGGACATGGATAGACCAGTTCTGACCATAGGCAGGCACCCCCATCAGGATCTTCTCCGGGGGGATCACCGACGTCGCCCAGTCGTACACCTGCTGCACCCAGAAGCGGGGAGCGATCGGCCCAGGTGCCGACCCCGACCAGGCGAAGTCGTACGTCATGATGGCGACCTGATCGAAGTACGCTCCGAACAGCTCGTAGTCAAGCCAGCTCTCCCCACCGACCGAGTAGTTGCCCTCGGTGGCAGCGGGGAGCGCAGCGGAGACCTTGAGACCCTTGGAGCGAGCATAGTCCCCGAGTGCCCGGTAACTAGCCATGACCTCGGCGGTCGTCATGTTGCCCTGGAATCCCTCAGCGTCAATGTCGAGGCCATAGAGCCAGTGGTACGTTTCAAAGATCGTGTCCAGCTGGTTGAACACGTCGATCGTGAGAGGGTCGTTCGGGTCGGCCATCCGGCGGAACGCGTCCGAGCTGAACGCCTGGATCGTGAGCCACCAGCGGATGTTCGGCCACTTGGCACGAACCGTCTCTACTGTGTTCTGGATGTTCAGGCTGACGAGGCCGGTACTCCGCAGCTCGTATCCGACCAGCAGGATGTCGTCAATGACGTCGCCGTACCGATCAAGGACAGCGTCGGTACGGATCGTCTGCGCAACGTGCCAGAGTGCTACTCGCTGACCCATCAGTCAACCCTCCAGTTCATGTGTGGGATGATCAGGTATGTCGCCTGGGGGATAGCCTCGGCGGACAGGAACTCGAGGTTCCCGTTGGCGTTCACCCGGAATTGGGCGGGGACGATGTGATCGTGGGCGTAGATGGCTCCGGGAGCCATGCGGTGCTTGCCGTCGGTAGGCTCGTACCCTTCGGGGAGGGTTCCCCACTGGTAGTAGACCGAGGCGCTGAACGACGTAGGGCAGTTCAACACCCCACCCTCCAGGCTGGCCAGGGTGCCGACCTTGACAGCCGTCGGGGAGACGTAGGAGCTGTTGTTGCCGTAGTTGGTGGCAAGGCTAATAGCCTCGCTCACGATCTCCACTCCACCACCGCCTCCGCCGGACTGGGAGAGGACGAACTCATCGTTGGCGAGGAGGATCCGGGCAAGCTCAGCCAGGTCGGTGAACGTGTCCGGTCCATACTCGGGGGTCGGGGGTGTCTCCAGAGGCATTTCTACCATCCTCCATGGTTAGTCAGGACATCGGTCCAGTTGGGGTGCCAGCCCCAGACCCCAGCCCAGCCGTCCGGGTGAGCCTCAGTCACTGTCCCGAGGTCGGTGCGGGGGGAATCCCCAGGGTTCTCGAAGATTCCCTTGATGCCGATGACGACGGACATGTGCCCATCGGTCGAGATGTCGAGTCGCTGGTCGGAGCGAGCCGTGTGGTGTGGCGTGACCCCGGCTCCGGCGGTCGTCGTGTACTCCAGGCCATTGAGCTCCTCACGGCTGGAGATCTGACCCATGTCGACCATGCCCCAGCGAACGTTCTGCGGCATGACCGGGTCGATGATCCCCCAGTACGGGGAAGCCTGGTCTTCGTCAGCGATGACCCAGGTGGCGTAGTCCGACTGGATGATGCCGTTCATGAATCGCCATGTCTTCGTCTCCTTCAGGTGGAGGTCACTCACCTGAGGAGACCAGCTGAACAGGCTACTCCCGGCCACGAGCTGAACGTCAGTGACCTTGGCTTCGCCCTCGGTCTTGATGGCAACGGCCACACCATCCACCGGCTTGGAAGGGGTCAGCGTGCCGAAGGTGCGTACGAAGGCCATCTAACTCACCACCCCAGTCGTCCAGGGCATCTCGGTCACGTTGGGCACCCACCCCGTCCCGACGGTTCCCGCCTGGAGGATGAGGTCGGTGACCTCCACGTCTTCGTCTTCGGTGCTGACCTTGACCTTGATGGTGAGGGTCTGCTTGAAGGAGCTGGGGTTGTCAACCTGGACACGTCGGATAGGCATATCACAGCTCCAAGGTCTGGGTCTCGGTGGTGCCGTCCGTGTACTGGAAGGTGACCTCGATGGTCATCTTGGCTTCCTGCGGAGCGTCAACCTCAGCGGAGAAGACGAAGTTGGAACGGTTGTCAGCGGAGACGGTCTGCTCCAGGGAGCCACCGCTCGCCCCGAATGCGAAGGAGTAGCGGCCAGTGGCGCCACCCTCGACGACGGACACGTTGTCCCCTGCCCAGTGCGCCATTCCATTGTCGGCGCGGCTGTTCAGCAGCAGGTTGAAGGGATTGATGTCACGAGTGTCTATCTGCTGACCGGTCGTCAGGGCACCGGGGTCGGTACTGTCTTCCGACGAGGCCAGGGAGCGGAGCTTGTTAGCCAGGGTGATCTTGCTCTTGCGGAGGTCGACCCAGTCAATCTCGAGCTGAACGATACGGTTCTTGACAGACTGGCTATAGTCCTCGTCCATGATGAAGACCACGTCCAGAACCTCGAAGCGGTCGATCTCGTCAACACGGTCTCCGAGGCCACCGACGGTGTACTCGTACGAGAGGGTCGGCTTCGCCCGGTCGGCGAGGAAGGCCGTCAGGAAGCGCATCATCGCCTGGGGGGTCATCCCGGACTTGAAGTCGTACGTGCTCTCGCGAACCTCGTTGGTCCAGGTGAAGTCCTCAATGTAGGGCACCCCGTTGTTGGCGGGAGCGATGGTGAGGCCTTCTTCGTTGCGACCGTAGATGCGGGTCACCAGGTTGGTGGTGTCCTCACGCTTGGTGGCGGACTTGACACCCTTCTCGTATGTGAAGTATGTGCCCCGGTCTCGGCCACCCTGGTCAAGCAGGTGGACGAACTTGTTCTTGTCGTCAAAGACAAGGTCACCTCCGTAGACGGAGGCGATCTGCTTGAGGACACCCAGAACCGTGGCGGAGTCATTCTCCCAGCCAAGAACCTGAGTCGGGTCTACCTGCCCAACGTACCAGTCAGTCCCAGCCAGGACGGAGCTGATAGCGTCGAAGGCGTTGGTCGTCCAGGTCTGAGCGTCAATCTGACCCGCGAACAGCAGGTTGTACCAGAGTCGCTCACAGTAGACTTCTACGTGGTGCTCGAGTCCCTGACGAGTCGTCGTGATGGACCTGGCCACATAGTGCCGACCCTTGAAGTAGACGGGCATCTCCGGCTCGATCCGTGTGGCCTTGGGGTCAGCCAGGCTCAGGACGAACGTTAGGGTGCTCTCGTTGGACGATGTGTCGAGCGTCTTGCACTCAAGCAGCGTGTCCTGAAGAAGCACCCCTCCCCCGCTGGGGACGATGAGCAACGGGTCGAGGGAGAACGGCTCGACCGGCAGCTCCTTCGGCAGGGGAGGGGTGGGCGGGGGAGCCGTAGACAGCAGGATGTCATCCAGGTACGAGTCCTCGTCGGTGAGGGTGACCTCGTACTGGATCCATGCCGCGTTCGGCTCGGTCGCGATCTGGCTGGCGTTCTTCCACGCCGACCAGGAAGACAGGTTGTTGCTGGTACGGTAACGAACCGTCGCACCCTGACCATTGAGGGTGATCTGGGGAGTGTCGGTGCCCCACTGGCCGTGCACTGCACGAGTGTGAGCGACCACAGGAAGCGTTGCCGTAGACCGGGGAGCGATACGCCCATCGACCGTTGTGGTGTCTGCTGCAGTCTCCTCCAGGGCACCATCGGCCAGAGCCGAGCGACGCATCCACTCGCCAGCGTTCCCAGTGAACGGGGCAACGAGGATAGCCTCGTCGAAGGTTCCGGGGGTCCAGTATCCCGTCTGGAACCCAAAGTCCAGGTGCGCACGGCAGTTGGGGTTCAGTCCCGAGGCCACACCACTCGTGGACCCATAGGTGCCGTCAAGGTTCACCACGAACACGGAGTACGTGCCCAGGGTGAGGTCCATCTGGCACCCGATCCAGTACCAGGTGTCCGGGTCCAGCTCATAGGTGGTCAGGTAGTCGTTGACCAGCTCCCCACCGGACTCGTTGTAGAACCGATAGTTGACCAGGTATCCGCTCGCGCTGTAGTTGACCACCAGGTGGAACAAGGGGTTCTGCCCAGGGGTGCCACGAGTGCTGATGATCGGGTTCCACTGGCGCTGCTGGTCTTCGAACTTGACCCAGACGCCAGCCATCATGCTGCCCGAGCTGGGGAACAGGCTACCGTCGTTCTCGACGCGGATGTACGTCTCGTCGGCGATGGTGTTGTAGTTCATCTGGAGGCCGGTGCCCCAGCGCGTCGCACGAGGACGAGCGTCGGTGCCCTCGTAGTTGACTACATAGGCAGTGCGACCCCGACCGGAGGAGTCAGGGGTGTCACGAGGGTCACCAGACCCAGCGAACGTGTCCATCCGCAGCAGAGCCTGGGTGACGGCACTCGGATCCCACTCACCCGTCCAGTCACCACGGGACGTGACGCGACTGTACTCAGCCATCAGATCCTCCTGGAGTTGACACGGCCAACGGCCTGGGTGAAGGTTCCCCCGGACACACTCACTGCGAACGAGCGGCCACCAGGGGAGATTGGGAGTCGGTTGAAGTTCTCAAGGCGGTCGGCGATGTTGGCCACCTTCGCCCCGGAGGACGTCGTCTTGATGAAGAACTCAAGGTTCTCGAAGTCGGCGACGAGCGTCTGAGCCGAGGTCAGCGGTCCATAGATCCGCACCCCACCGAACGACAGGTACTGAGCAGAGTTCAGAACTCCACGGAATTCGACCGTGGGATACGACTGAGTGTTGCCTGTGTTGGGGAGAGACATCGTCCCTGCCGTCGCCAGCGTCTCCGCAGGCGAGATAACGTAGCCATGTGGGTTAGGTGTTACCACCACCAGCGTGCCAGAGAGCCTGGAGACACCCTGCTCGCTGAACCACAGCACCTTGTCCCGCTCCCACTCGATGGTGTCCCCGAGGATGCCCTGCCAGGTCCACCCCTCAAGAGGGTTGGGGGTGAAGTCCTCAAGGCCACCTCGGAGCTTCGGGTTGAGCGCGGCCGAGATGGCGTCCGCCTTGGCGAGGACGTCAGTCAGGCTACTTCCCGTCAGCTCCAGGTTGAACTTCCACTCCGTCTCGGTCATGCGGGAGGCGTAGTACAGCGACCCGTCTCCAGCGGGGAGTTCATCCAGCTGGAGTTCGACCGGGAGTACCGGCCACGAGTCGAGGATGGCCTTGAAGCCTTCAATCGAGTCGGAGTCGAAGGAACCAATCTTGAAACTCATACGAGAACTCCTTGCGCTCGCAGCTCACGGTTCATGTCAGTCCGGAGCTGGGTGGACAGGCGACGGATGTCCTGGTCGTTGCGAACCTGCATGCTGGCCACACTCACCAGAGGCCCACTGATAGCGATGTTCTGCCCACCAGCAGGTGCTATCGCGGTGGGGGTCGCGGCCATCGGGGCGAAGGTCGGTGTGGCCAGGGCAGTGGCCTGCTGAACCACGTCCTGGGTGACGGTCAGCGGGGGGATGTCCGAGGCTTCCTTGAAGATCGCCTTGTTCATGTCCTTGACGGACTTCTCTGCAACGGGGGTTCCCTCGTCGACACCCTCGCCCAGACCAGCCGGGAGCATCTTACCGATCTCATCCCGGAAGACCCGAGACGGGGAGTGGATTCCAAAGAAGGACTTGACCCCGTCGAGCAAGCCACCAGCCCAGCCCATGACCTTGTCGTACAGCCAGGAGCCAGCGTTACTGATACCCTCCCACATGCCGGAGATCAGGTTGTATCCGGCCTGAACGATCTGCCCGGCACCGTTGCCAATGGCACCGACGATGCCACCGATGATCTGGGGGATCGCCCCGACCACCTTGCCGATGATCTGGGGGAGGTTCGTGACGAGGCTCGTCAGCAGCTGGACACCAGCCTGGATGAGCTGAGGGATAGCACCGATGACCCCGTTCACCACACCACCGATGATCTGAGGGATGGCTCCCACGATCGTGTTGATGATCTGGGGGAGGGCACCGATCAGAGCGATGAAGAGCTCAATACCAGCATCAATGATCTGGGGGATGCTACCGATCACCGCATCCAGCACCGAAGTGATGATCTCCGGGAGAGCGGCGACGATAGTGGTGATGATCTCCGGGAGAGCCGAGACCAGGCTGGTCAGGAGCTGGATGCCGGCCTGAATCAGCTGGGGGATCGCCCCGAGGATCGCCGTGATGACCGACGTGATGATCTGAGGGAGGACAGCAACGATCTGGGCGATGATCTCCGGCAGAGCGCCGACGATGCTTGTCAGGAGCTGGAGACCGACCTGGATGATCTGGGGTACTGCCCCGATGAAGAAGTTGACCAGACCCTGGATCAGGATCGGGAGCTGCTCAATGAGGATCGGCATCGCAGCGATGAGACCCTCGGCGAGACCCTGGATGAGCTGGAGAGCAGCGTCCAGCATCATCGGGAGGTTGTCAATGATCGCCTGTACCAGGCCGAGGATACCCTCGATCATGATCGGGATCAGAGTGGGGAGAGCCTCGGCGATTCCGGTAGCGAGAGCCGTGACCGCCTGAAGACCAGCGTCCAGCAGGAGGGGAGCCTGAGTAGCGACCATCTCGACCAGGCCAGTGATCGCCGGGACGATGGCCGTGATCAGGCTGGGCAGCGCCGAGCTGACCCCCTCAACCAGACCCCCGACCAAGGCCACACCAGCCTCGAGGATGCCCGGGAGGGCACCGCTGATAGACTCCACCAGCGTACCGGCGATGTCGCCCAGCTGCGGTCCGAGCTTACCGATGTTGGCACCGATGTTCTCGATGACCGGACCAACGTTCTGCAGGACGTACTGAAGCGACTCAACCACGTTCTCGGCGAGTGCCCCGATGTCAGAGTCAGCGTCGCCCAGGCCGACCAGCAGGTTAGACCAGGCACCCTTGAGCATGCCGACCGAACCAGAGATGGTCTCGGTGGCTTCCTTCGCCGTTGTACCGGCGATACCCATGTCTTCCTGGATGAGCTGGATGGCCTTGCTGACGTCAGCGAAGTTGCTGATGTCGAACTCCTGCCCCATGGCAGCGGGGAGCTTCTCAGCGTCGTCCAGGAGGCGCTGCATCTCGGCCTGGGTTCCGCCATACCCGAGCTTCAGGTTGTCAAGCATCGTGTAGTTCTGCTTGGCGAAGCCCTGATAGGCGTTCTGGATGGAACCAATGTCGGTGCCCATCTTGTTGGCGTTGTCCGACATCGCAACCATGATGTCGTTCGCGGCCTTGGCAGCGTCCTCACCGTCACCGAGGCTCCCCGTCAGGGACGCGGCGAACGATGTGGCCTGCTCCATGTATTCGTTGGCGCTGAGGCCAGCGGTCTTGTACGCGTCCGAGGCGTACTTCATCATGCGGTCAGCAGACTCCCCGAAGAGGGTCTCGATGCCGCCGACGTTCTGCTCATAGTCCGCATAGGCGCTGATCACACCAGCGGAGAGTGCCCCACCAGCAGCGACCGCTGCCCCAGCGAATCCCACGAGTGCCTTCCCGGCACCCTTGAGACCCTTGCCTACGAGTCCGCCCAGCTTGGAGTTGGCTTCACTGGCACCGTCCCCGACACCGGCCAGGCCGCTCTGGACCTGATCAGCACCGTCAAGCGTGAGCTTGATCCGGACATCGTTATCAGCCATGCCATTCTCCTTTCTTGCTTAGGCTTTCTCCGGGGTGGGGAGAGCTTCCCCTTCACCCTGGCTAAGCCAGTAGATCCCCATCCCAGGGTCGGGACCATTGCCCTTGTTGTGAGCGTCAATGGCTGACTTGTTGGCGTTCCTCCACATATCCTGACCTCCGGCGATAGCCTGCATCGCGGGGCAGTCAAGGGAATAGGCCATATAGTCTTCCGGCGTCTCTTCCCGACCCAATCTTGAGTTGTACAAGTGCTGGCTGAGGGGTCGCCCGCAGCCGGGGCACTTGACCTCCTTCATGTGACGCCACTGAGATAGAACCTCAAGGTCTACCTCCGACCAGGAGTCGGGACTTCCCTCGTCAAGGAGGCGAAGCGGGGGTCGTCCCGACTCCAGAGCCAAGTCAAGCAGAAGTGCTAGTCTTGGCCCGACTTCGTAGGGCGGATGGCCACATCTCCCCCAGAGTTCTGCCAGGACATGAACGCCTGGATCACCTGGTGGAGGGAGCCTCCCGGCAGGATGCCCTTGTCACCCTTCGAGCTGAGAAGCCAGTGGTCAGTGGAGAGCGGCTCAGCGTCGTCCGCATCGGAGCCATAGACACCGATGAAGGTCTTCGGGAGCACCTTCTCGTACTGATCCACCGGGGTCATGCCGGTCTGCTTGGTGAGAGCAGCCCACTCCCCGAGGCGAAGGCGGCTGAACTTGATCCAGACCGGTCGTGCCTCAGGCTTGGTCTCGGCCACACGAGCCTCGAGAGCGGCCAGGTTATCCGAGAGGAAGTCCTGGTTGCCCGTCAGGGTCTTGAGTGCCTTGGCCTGCTGGAGTTCCTTCTTGGCGTCCTCGTGCTCCTGAGAGTACTTGGCACCGAGATCGATCTCCAGGACGAGGGTGTCGGAGCGACGCTCCTCCACCGCCTGCATGAGCTCTTCGTAACTGTTGAATGACATGGCGTTCTCCTACCTGTCTTGGGTTATTCGCCCGAGCCGATCGCCACGGCAGTTGCCGAGCGAGCCAGGACGGTGATGTGTGCGGTGATGCCGATGAAGGTGTTGTTCGCCTCCAGCGGATCGATCGAAGTGACGACGACCTTCCAGACCCAGACCTTCTGGGAAGCTGCCAGAGCCTCGGAGTGTTCGATGCCGTCACGACGCCAGATGTAGATCGTGTCGCCCACGGAGAGGCTGTCGATCAGGTCGTCGTCATCCTGACCCGTGCCCTTGATGACCAGGTCATCGATGGTGTGGGTGGTGGAGCCGGGGATCTGCTCACTGGCCGGGTCGCAGAGCCAGTCGACGGCCTCGGAGTCGGTCTCCGAAGTTCCGTTGAAGGTCTGGATGGCGCAGTCGAGGCCGGTGCCTGTGCTCAGCTCGGAGAGCTGCGGGGAGTTGATGTCTTCGATCGCCGGAGCGACGCCGACAGAGATGTTGCCCCGACTGATCTGAGTCGAGGGTGCCCACTGGGTGATAGCCATGGTCGGTTCCTTTCTTACTTGGCTTCCTTGGTGCCAGCAGGTGCTGACCCCTCGGTCGTGGTCGGTGTGGCCGGGGTGTCCTTACGGTTCATCCGGCGCGGACGATACCCGAGCACGGTCTCCCCCGGCTTCAGGTCGCGAACCTTCTTGTGGACCTTCGGGTTGAAGTTCTTCTCCGAGAGGGCGAACCCCATCCCGTTGTCCTTGTGTTCTACTACGATTCCAGCCATCAGATTCCTCCTTGGTGTGCTTGGGCTGTAACTTGGGTCTCATAGTGCCCTTCGACCGGGGCACCTGCATACCCCATGGACACGGCCAGCACGCTGTCTCCAGCGCGTTTGCCAGCCAGGGCGGACATAACCATCTTGGCGAGGTTATCGCTCGCCTCGACGCTGCCTGCTGCGCAGTACAGGGAGACCTGGTGATCCCACCCGATAGCGTCTCCGCTGATGGCCAGCTCCCCCTCGTAGTTGGTGACGAGAGGCCGGATGGTGACGTAGGGCACCTTCGCGTTCGAAGGGGGATACCCGACGAAGCACTGAAGTCCGGTGTCCCGAACCATCTCGCTGAGCGTGTTCATGTCCATGATCAGATCCCCAAGTCGTCCGCTCCGAAGCCCAGCTTCGCTGCCTCGGCACCGAGCTGCTTGGCTGCGGTGATGTGGAAGGGACGGGCAGGCATCCGGCTCGTTCCCAGGGCGACGAACGGGGCATAGTCAACCGTCGGTCCGATCAGGTACTCGGCCGCGCTGACCGTCTCCGAAGTGGTGCTGTTCAGCATCGTTCCGGTGTCGACAGCGTGCATGGCCTGGATCTCACCCTTGACGAGACCGACCCCCACCTGAGCGAGGGCACTGAGGTTCCTCTGGGTGGTAGAATCTACGTTGCCAGCGGCCTCGGCATATCGGGAGGCGAGCTGACCCATGGTGATGCTCATCAGAGTCCCTCCTTGCCTTCCTGGTTGACTACGGTCCAGTCGCTGGCGACCGCCTTGCGGATGATGGCCAGACCGTTCTGGCTGACCTTGTCTACGAGCAGCTTCTTCCCCGTGAGGGAAGGCTCCTGGAGGCACTGGTCAACCTCAACAACCATCCCGGCCTCGAGGATCGTGCCTCGGCTGACCTTGATGGAGTAGACGTTGTCCGTTCGAGACTCGACCGCATTCGCGAGGGTCGTCGTCTGAACCAGACCGGCCACACCAATCGCCAGCGGGGACAGGGGTCGGGTGACCTCAATGCCCACAGTGACCGGGTCGCCAACCTCGTAGATGTTGATGACATCCTCAAGGACGGCGTTGTCCAGCAGGCTGGACGCCTCAGCCAAGGTCTGTGTCGACATCACCATTGCTATCCCACCTTCCGCTCATGTCAGTCCGACGCACGTGAGGCACATCGGGGATCGTGACTCGCTGGAGAACGCTGTTCCCGGTAGCCGACACGATAGGCGACTGGCTCCGGTAGTAGGCGAGCAGGGCATCCCAGTCTGGCTTCTCAACCGAGACGGAAGTGCCCTCGCTGCTCGCCGAGTTGACGAACGGCTGTGCCCGGAGGAATCCCACGAGGGTGATCGCCGCGAAGAACACGTCGTATGTGGCCTCGTAGCCATCCTCCCCAGGCCAGCGGAGCTGCTCGTCAGGGATGCGAGCGCCTTCAAGAGCGGCCTGCTTCATGTCCTCGGTGATGAGGGCATAGTTCGGCAGATTACTCAAGAGGGAGTTCAGCTCGTCCATTTCAGCTCCTTAGATGAAACGAGGGGCAGGCAGACCCGCTACCTGCCCCTCTCTCATGGGTGACCGCTACTCAGCAGCCGGGGGGATCGCCGCGATCTGGCGAGCGATCTCGTCGTGGATGACCTTCGGGCTGAAGAGACGCAGCTCCGTCTCCGTGCCTGCCTCCAGCTCGGCGGCAGTGCCCTCAGCCGGAGGGGTGTAGGAGTCGCCTCCACCACCCCCGGTGAACGGTGTGCCGTCCTCGTTGAAGAGAGCCATACGACCGGTGGACTGTCGCTCATTGAGCTCGTCCTGCGCAACGACGATGCGCTGGCTGACCGACCCCGCCATGATCACGCCTCCTCGGGAGTGATGACCGCGAAGGGGTAGTCGGTCGCCTCGCCACCAGCGGTGGAGAAGGCGGTCGCGAAGGCCACACGGAACTTGAATCGCAGGGCGACCATGTCGCGCTCGGCCAGGTTGATCTGGTTCTCGCCAGTGCCGAGGGTGGCCTGGTCGAGCAGCTTCACCTGGACATCCTCGCGGATGCCGAGGACGACCTTGCTGCGGTCACCGACGAGGGCGATGGCGTCCTCACGATCCCACGACTTGTTGCCCACGTAGAACAGATCCTGGCCGTAGATGCTGGCCGTGGAGCCGTCCGAACGGAGAGCGTCGAGGTAGATCGGCGAGTTGTCCGCGTCACGGAGGCCACGCAGCTCACGACGGAGGAACCGACCGGTGAAGGCCACGTTCACGTCGAACTCGTCGTCCTCCACAAGGCCGAACGCCTCGTTGAAGTCCTCGGCGAGGTCGACCCCGGTGCCCTCGGCGACGGAGTTGCCCGCAGCGATCGCACCAGGCACGAGAGCCGGGTCGGTCCAGCTGGTCGGCTTGTTGTCGCCGAAGAAGACCGCCGAGTCGAGGATGCGGCCGAACTCCTGCGACACCAGGGGACGGATCTCCGCCCAGATGTCGAACTTCGAGTCGGCGAGGGTGTTCTCGTGCACCGGCACGATCACAGCCATCTCCTCAGCGACGAGCTTCTTGTCGGTCCAGTTGACCTTGCTGGTCGGCTTGACGTCGGTGTCCGAGCTGGTGTCGGTCACCCAGCCAGCCGTCGGCAGAGCCGCGAGCACCGGCATGGTGGCAGTACCGGCCGACATGCGGATGGTACGGAAGGATGCCAGAGCCGCCGACTGCGACGTATCCGGCTTGATGATCTCGTTGATGTCCTGGCGCGCCAGCAGAGCGAGAGCGTCAGCACGGGTGATGTCAGCCATTGGACTGACTCCTTTCCTGTGGTCGGTGGATAAGGTTCCGGGGTCTTACTTCGCCGCTGCCCGGAGGAGAGCGTTGAAGTCGACCTTGCCCTCTGCTGCCGATCCCGAGGAGCCGAGAGCCTGAGATGTGGCCGAGGGGTTGTTCTTGTTCCAGTCGGCGACAAGATCCTTGATGTCTGTGTCGGACTCGAAGAGCGACTGGGTGAAGGACTTGCTGTCCAGTGCCCTACTCAGCGGACCACCGACGGCCACAAGGAATGCCTCGAGACGGTCGTACTTGGCCTGGATCGCGTCCGAGGCGTCAGCCTTAGCCTGAAGCTCCGAGACCTTCGTCTCAAGCTCCTGGACCTTGGTACCAGAGCTGCGGAGCTGCTTCAGCTCCTCCTTCTGGCGCTCGTAGGCTGTCACCAGGGGGTGATCCTTCGGGAGCTGTGCAGGCTCCTGAGAGGTACTGGACTCCTGCGACTCGCCGTTGCCTCCCGCTTCGGGAGTGGTGTTGTCGGTGGTGTCCTGGGTTTCGACGTCCTGACCCGAGGTTTCCTCGGTGGAGTCGGTGACCGTTTCGGTCGAAGATTCCGTAGCCATTTTGGCTGCTCCTTACATCATAGCGTGTCCTGTGGGAGAACACAAGTATTGGTCTCAGATACGGCGAGTTCTCTCGCTGTAGTAGGGATCTCCCACCACTGGGGGGAGTACGATTCCTCTGATCACACGAGTCAGCACCCCCTCAATGTCCTCCATGTTGTCCGACTTCACCATGACCCGGCTCCCGGGGACGAGGATCAGCTCGCCTTCGGTCGCCTGGCCGGGCATCACTAGACTGCCCGAGGGCATCTCAAGTGCGTACAGAACGCCATCATCCCCGAGGCGTCCTGCTGCTTCCTTGAAGTCCACTGATGTGCTTGTGGGGGCGAGCATCGTCCTGGCCACACTGTCACCGGGCGACCCCTCCCAGATCTCGTGCGAGTTCTCTCCTCGCCAGACCGCCGTTCCTGAGCGGGTCACGGTGGCCGCGTCGTTGGCCAGGGTGACCGCGAGCGAGTCCAGGGTGTTCTTGACGTTAGACCCCGTTCGCTCGTTCAGGCGAGCCAGAGTCCGCTCATCCGTCCATGGGGCAGACAGGTCGCCCCGGCGGAACAGTTGGTTCCACAGGTAGGCGTGCCCACCGCCATACTGCCCGAGCCACCAGCCGGTAATGCCCCTGGGCGTCTCCAGGCGAGGCACAGGCGAGACAACGGTGGGGTTGGGTGCCTTGTACCTAGACAGGTCGGCTGGGAGACGTGGACGGAGAGTGCAGCGACCATTGGGGTGGTCGCGGATAGTCTTGTCCTTGACGACCATGCCGTCCTTAGCCAGGCACCACTCGCAGGTTCGGGGTCCATGCTCACTAGACCAGACCATCTCAAGGCCGAGGCCTTCAGCCTGATCCCACTGGTTCTTCCAGTAGGCACTGACGACCTCAGTCCGAGCCAGACGCTCCAGCTGGTTGTACGACTTTCCCAGGCCGGAGTTGAGCATGGCTCGGGCGATGTCGCGAGCGTTCAGGCCGGTAGCGATACCCGACTTGATCGCGGCCTGCTTCATGGCGTCGTAGGCGTGGCCGATGACCTCGCTCAGCTCCAGCTGCCGGGGAGCGGGGAAGTCAGCCTGCACCCCGAGACGAGCGATCTGCCCTCCCATACGGTTGATCAGCTCAGTGCTCTCAGCCTGGAACTGGTCAATGTAGGAGGGCAGGTCGTCAGCGTGGTCAGCAATGCCGTCTACCCATCGCAGGTAGAGAGCTCTCAGCTCACGCTCAAGGCGTCCGGTGGGGACTGTAGCCATAGGTCATCACTGTCCCGAAGCCTGCTGAGGAAGGGGGTTCATCGCAGGCTGTCCTGCCTTCTGGCCAGGGTTCTGAGCGTAGGCGGCGACCTGATCCGGCGTGGGCAGTGCAGCGTCAGCCTGGGCAGCGGCGAGGCCGTCGTCCATGTAGTCGTCCAGGTCCACTCCCGGGGTCACGACCTCGGCAATGTACTCCAGGGGGTAGCCGATCTGGCTCAGGGCGATACCGTGAGCGTCCATGCTCTCCTGGAGGAGATCGTCGCTGGTGTTCCAGAGTTCATACTCCTTCTCCGACTGGCCTTCGATCTCGACGGTGCGCTCAACACCGAGCATCTCAGCCAGCCGCTCCAGCTCCGGGGTGAGGTCTTCACGCATGCGGGCGATCTTGTTGTTGAAGCGCTTGCTGAGAACCTTCAAGGCCACACCAGTGGGAGGGGTTCCCTGACCCGGCTTGAAGTAGTGCTGGGGGATGCCCGACGACTGGCTCACCTTGTCGATGATGGAGTCGTGGTAGGCGACCATGTCCCCGATTGTCGGAGGGGTGAGCTGGCCGAATGGACCCTCGCTGCTCGTGGTGAAGATGCGACCCGACGCACCGTCCGTCTTCTGCTCCTTCATGGCGGACTGAGCGCCAGGCTGGGCGGGGAGGTAGGGGTTCGTCGGGGGCAGCTCCACGTTCAGGAGATACCAGAACGGACGAGCGTACATCTCGGCGATGACCGTCTGGTCGATGATCGAGTGGTTCGTGCGATCCTGCAGAGCGGCCATCGACGCGCCGAAGCCCTTGTCGTCCAGGGCGAATCGGAACAGCTCGTTGCCGTGGGTGGTCTCTACGAACTTGTATCCCTCACGTGTGGCCGGGGTCAAGTCCTCGGGAACCGACTTAGCCCAGAGCTCAGCGTGGCCATCCGAGTGAACGAAGGTGACATAGTCCTCCATCTTCTCGATGCTCCGGGTGAAGATCGCCGCGACGGTGTAGCGCCCATCGCTGATCATCTCATAGTGTTCGGGGAAGTGGGGAGTGCCACCGGAGTCCACCACGACAGGGCACTCCCCACGACTAAGGAGGGGCACCAGCACGTTGCTGAAGCCCTTCAGCTCATCAGGTACGGGAACGAGGTTCTCAGCGTACAGGTCAATGACCGCCTTGAAGATGTTCTCGCTGGTCTTCTGGTCAGACAGGTCGGGGAACGCCTCGGCGACGTACTTCTCCCACTCCTTGCCGTGCAGGGTGTAAGACATCTTGCCGTTGTAGTAGGCGGCATAGGTCTTGCTCTCTCGCTGCAGGAGGAACTGCTGAATATCTACCATGATCACGATCCCATCTTGAAGTAGTCTGCCCGGCCATTGTTGATAGCCTGGGTGAAGGCATCCACGTCATCGTCGTGGGCACCGAAGGGGAAGTCCCGGAACTCCTGGAACATGCCCTCGTCCCACACCGTGTCGAGCACGGCGACGTTACCGGCATCAACCGTGGGCTGGGTAGCCAGCGCTCGGACTTCCTTGCTCCCCTGAGGCTCCACCGGGCGGATAAGGGCAGCACGCTTGCGCAAGGTGTTGAGCAGGGCAGCGCCATTGGCCTTCTTCTCAACATAGATTCGGCTCGTCTGAGGCCACCGCGCACTCATCCGGAGGACAGCGTTCACGGTCTCGGTGAAGGTGAAGCGCTCGTGCACCCGATCAACCAGGATCCACTTCTGCCCGATGACCGCATACACATGCCCGGCCACATAGTCACCCGAGGACGCCTTCTTCTTACCAGAGGAATCGATCTGACCGAAGGTGAGGTCCCAGCTCTGGATGATGAGCGCTCGGTTGAGGGTCTGCATGGCCTTGGTGCGGTCGTCCTGGTAGACGACGTTCTCCCACGGCAGGATGTCGATCTTGTCGACGTTGATGTAGCTCCCCCCGGTCACCTGTGGGTCACCTTGGTAGAGTGCCTGCCAGACGTAAGTGCCGACAGCCGACTTGATCAGCTCCCAGCTCTTCGCGCTCCGGTTCTGCACCGAGGGGAGCCAGTCCCCGACCGATCGACCCAGGAGGTCATTCTCGTGTGTGGCCTGGGCGGGGACGTTTATGTAGTCCGCACTGAGGGACTTGATCACGTGGGCGACGAGGTCGTCCTTGTGCCAGCGAGTGCAGATGACGACGATCTGGCTGAGGGAGGCCATACGCGTCAGGACGACGGAGCTGAACCACTCAACCGTGGCCTCACGTATCGTCTCGGACTGTGCTTCCTGCATGTCCTTGATCGGGTCGTCAATGACGGTGAAGTCAGAACGGAAACCAGTCATGGCGGAACCACGACCAGCCGCTAGAAGACCCCCACCTTCCTTCGTCTCCCAACGCTGAACGTTAGAAGATCCGGCCTTGAGTGGAGTCCAGGCACTCACCAGGCCGCGCACCTGTCGGCTGACGGCGTTGGCACGCGACTGACTGTACGTCGCATAGACGACCTTCAGCCAAGGGTTCCGGATCAGCTGCCAAGCGAGGTAGTGAACGATCCAAGTCGTCTTACCTTCCTGAGGAGGCGTGGAGTAGGCCACACAGCTCAGCGGAGTGTTCAAGGCCTCTGAGTCCATGCTCGCTGTCAAGACCTCAGTCAGAGCGCTCTCACGGATGCCAGACGCCTTGCAGAACAGAGTGAAGTCCTCGCTGACTTCCTCGTACGAGTACTGAACGACATCGAGAGTATCAAGCATTCTTACTCACCTCAGCAGCGACATCGTCAACCGAGATTCCCGGGAATGCCTTGAGCAGACGAGCGGCCTCACGAGCCGTCTGGATGCGGAGGCGCTTGGTGTCGACCTCTTCGGATCCGCCAGTGACCTCCTGCAGAAGACGCAGGATAGCCACAAGTTCATTCTCGGCCTTGTGCAGCTCCTGTACCAGAGGGTGCACGCCGGACTTCTTGCTCTTCTTGACGGTACGACCGTTCAGGTCAGAATCGGTGACCTCGTACCCATCAGTCAGAAGGCCATAGTACTCGTCCGGAGACGAACTGAGCTCAATGCGAATCGCCGTGATGTCGGTGAGCTTGTTCCGGGCAAGACGAGTGAGTTCTCCCTCAATGGAGAGGCCGCTAGTGTCCGCACTGATGCCCCACAGCTGAGCGGCCTGCTGGCTGACAACGGCCTTCTTGCTCTTGCGGACACTAGCGGCAGTGCCTCCCCCATGGCTCTTGCAGACGGTCAGACCAGGCTGAGCCGGTCGCTTGCAAGGAGACCCACTCGTCGTCAGAGCCTTACAGCGTGCACGCTTGGACGCCGATGCCGACTGAGCGGCTCCGGCTGTCTTGGGTTTGCGCTGGGAAGGAGGCAT